GCTAAAACTATTTTCTAAAAAAAGAAAAAAACTAGATCTAAAGCTGAAGCTATTTTCTAAAAAAAGAAAAAAACTAGATCTAAAGCTAAAGCTATTTTCTAAAAAAAGAAAAAAACTAGATCTAAAGCTGAAGCTATTTTCTAAAACCAAATAATTAATACACTAATATTATCTTGTGAACCTCTAGCAATTGCATATTCACCTAATAAATTTGCTATATTTTTGTTAGACCTGGTTGTTAAATCTGGAATTACTTTTAATTTATCCATTGTGAATAGAACAAAATCAACAGCTTCTTGATTTGATAATACATCCCAAACACCATCACATCCCATTATAATGAATTTATCTTTACAAGTAATTTCATAATCATATATATCAGGTAAATGTGAAACATGTGGCTTTGCATCCAAGTCACCAAAAGCTCTTGATACTGACAGTCCATTAATTCTAGGATCATCTCCAGGATCAGTTGTAATTAAACCTCCAGAATTTAAAATACGTTTATTTTCTTCCCATGATGTTGGTTTATGGTCTTTAGTCAAAGGAATCCCAATATTATCTTTATTGCATAGTACTGCTCTACAATCACCTAAATTAATTACTTTAAGTTGTGATAACAAGTCTGACTTGGAATTTGAATATGCAATAATAACTAGAGCAGTAGATCCACATATCTTTGATGGTAAAACTGTAGATACAAGTTTGGACTGAACATGTTCATAAATTTTATTAATGTGTTTATTATATGATTTATGTTTAGATGGATTAGTTTGAATTGAACTAGACATAAAATATCCAGGTAATTTTTCTTTTAGATACTTAGAAATTTTATCTCCTCCATGTCCATCAAATATAGAAAAAAAATTAATAGGTTTAAAAGATGAATTAGAACTATTCGAATTTAAAATTACTTCTATTTCATCTTCATTTTTTGGTCTAGCTCCTAATAAACTAATATAATTATAATTCATTTATATAATTAATTAGTATATTTTAATTTCTTTTTAATTTCTAAATTTTTAAATAGAGCAATTTGAATTGTTATTATTGATAAAAAAAGACAAAACATTTTTTCTGGGGTTGGATTTTTCAAGTAAAACCAAACTAATAGACATATTAATCCAATAAACATATAAGTATAATAAATTTTTCTCATTATTATAATGTAAGAAAAATAGTTTAAAAAAATTGTTTTTATTATATTTAGAGAATTAACAAATATATATTTTTAAACTTAAATACAATGGAATCTAATTTAGAAAAATTTTTATTAAATCCATATGACTTTATTGAAATAGCTTCAGTTAAAGATTTGGTTCAAATTGCAAAGTTAGCTGATATTGCATATTATAATAATGATGAACCAATCATGTCTGATGATGAATATGACTTGATTAGAGATAGAATTAAAGAACTAGATCCATCTAACTCTTATCTATCAAAACCAGCTCATCAATCATCAGAACAAATGGCAACACAAACAGTTACAAATAAAGAAAAACAAACTTTACCTTATAAAATGGGATCAATGAATAAATTGAAACCACAAGATTTTGGACATATTGAATCCTTTAAATTATCTTATCCAGGACCTTGGATTATATCAGATAAATTAGATGGAGTTTCTGCATTATATGTTCTAGATCCAAACTTGCCAGCACAGCTTTATACACGAGGAAATGGTACTATTGGAACAGTTATAACAAATTTATTATCTTTAATAACAATTCCCAAGTTAAAAGTTACTACCCGTACTGTAATTAGGGGTGAACTTATTATGAGTAAAAAATCATTTGTTAAATATTCTAATGAGATGGCAAATGCAAGAAATATGGTCGCAGGAATAGTTAATGCTAAAACTATTGATAAATCAAAAGCCAAAGATATAGAATTTGTTGCATATGAAATGATTGAACCTTGGGAAAGTTATCAAGAACAGTTTAGAAAATTAGCTAAGATGAAATTTAATGTTGTAAATCATTTAGTAACTTCTGATATTAGTGTTGAAAATTTATCTTTAATTTTAAGAGATAGAAAAAAGTCATCTGAATATGAATGTGATGGTATTATAGTAGCATTTAATTCTCCTAAAGAACGAGTTGAATTAGGCAATCCATCATATGGATTTGCATTTAAAAATATAGCAGATTTAGAAACAGCAATAGTTAGGGTTAAGCAAGTTCAATGGAATGTATCAAAAGATAAGTATTTTAAACCAAAATTAATTTTAGATCCAACAAAGTTATCTGGAGTAACAATTCAGAATGTAACTGCATTTAATGCAAAATATGTATGGGATAATTGTATTGGACCTGGTGCAGAAATTAAATTAGTTAGATCTGGAGATGTAATTCCCCATATACTAGAGGTAACTAAACCAGCAACATCAAAAACTCCTCAATTTCCACCAGAAGATACATATGAATGGAATGAAACTGATGTTGATATTATAGCAGTGGATAGTTCAACTCAACATAGAATAAAAGAGTTGGCATTTTTTTGTTCAAAATTAGATATAGCAAATTTATCAGAAGGTAATATTGCCAAAATGATAGATGCTGATATAGATACAATTCCAAAAATTCTTTCAGTAACAAAAGATGAACTAGAGCAAGTTGAAGGATTTAAAGAAAAGATGGTTGAAAAAATTTACAAAGAGATTCAATCTAAAAAAGATACAATGTCACTACTTCAATTTATGGTTGGATCAAATACTTTTGGTCATGGAATGGGTGAACGAAAGATAAAAAAAGTGTTAGACGCACATCCAGATATTATATATCAATATATTGAAAAGAAAGGATATGTATTAATTAACATATTATCCCAGATAGATGGATTTGAACAAATTACATCAACACAGTTTATTAAAGGTTTAGGTAAGTTTTTACATCTATTAAATCAAATACCTGAACAAGTACAGAATCGTTTGTTACTAGATGTAGAGATAGAAACCCCTAAAGGTATTTTGTTTCAAGGAATCAAAGTTGTATTTTCAGGATTTAGAGACAAATCCTGGGAAAAAATAATTATAGAGCAGGGTGGGGAAGTAACAACATCAGTTTCAAAAAATACAAAGCTACTAGTTACTACTCAAGAAGATATTGATGAGAAAACAAATTCCAAAGTTATTAAAGCATATGAACTTGGAGTTAAAGTATTATCAAAGGAACAGTTCAAAACTGATTATATATCTAAGGCTGGAAAGCTATAAAATAATTGACTCAAAACAGAGCAAATATTTTATAACTGGCAAAACTTGCTATAAAATAATTGACTCAAAACAGAGCAAATATTTTATAACTGGCAAAACTTGCTATAAAATAATTGAAATATTTATTTATTTAAAAAAATATCTATAAGTTCTATTATAAATGCTAAATATCCAAAGATTTAATGAAATTTTACGTGATGATCGCGATCACATCAAAAAAATAAAAAAATGTTATAATACAGATCTTGATGCTTCAGAACCATTATTAATGGAAGAACAACGTCTTTGTTTATATCCTATTAGGCATCAAGATATTTGGAAACTTTATAAAGAGCAAGAAGGATCTTTTTGGACAAGGGAAGAAGTAGATTTATCAAGAGACTATGCGGATTTTAAAAAGTTAGATCAATCAACACAATATTTTATTAAATATATATTAGCATTTTTTGCAACATCTGATGGATCAGTATTTTTAAATTTGATGGATAATTTTAGCAGGGAGGTTAAGATTCTAGAAGCACAAATCTGTTATCAATTTCAAGGAATGATTGAAGCAATTCATTCAGAGATGTATTCAGAAATGATAGAATGTTTAATTAAAGATGAAAAAGAAAAGTTAGAGTTATTCAATGCAATAAATACAATCCCATGTATAAAGAGAAAAGCAGAATGGGCACAGAGTTGGGCAGGATCAAAAACAAAATTTTCTCAAAGACTTGTTGCATTTGCAATTGTTGAAGGAATATTTTTTTCTGGTAGTTTTTGTGCAATTCATTGGCTCAAACAAAAAAATATTATGCCTGGACTAACACAATCTAATGAATTTATTGCTCGAGATGAAGGTTCACATACAAAATTTGCTTGTCTTCTTTATTCAAAAATTGTTGATAGATTACCAGAATCAATAATTCATTCAATGATTATAGATGCAGTAAGAATAGAAGAGGAATTTATTATTGAATCACTTCCATGCAGACTAATAGGTATGAATTCTGATTTAATGTCTCAATATATAAAATTCGTTGCAGATGGTTTAGCAGTAGGTTTAGGTTATAAGAAAATTTTTTCAAAAACGAATCCATTTGATTTTATGGAGAATATTAATATTTCAGTAAAGGGTAATTTTTTTGAACATAGAATTACATCATATCAAAAACCAGATTTAACAAATACAACCACTGAAATTTCTGAAGATTTTTAAATAAATTATTATCTTGATTTATATTAATATAATAATGATATATAATAAGAAATTAAAACCAACTCTAATAGATCAAAATATAATTGGTGAATATATGAAAGAAAAAATAATAACTCAGATGAAAGTGTCTGGAGTTCAAACACAATCAGAGCTACAAAAATTGTCTACAAAAATTTTTTATAATATAATTAATTTTATTTATCACTATTTTTTTATAGTTGGAATTTTTCTAACAATTGGATATTATTTATATAAAAGATATGTTTGGTATCAACAGATTAAAAAAATTCAGATAGTACAACAAGAACAAAAAGAACTACAAGATGAACAAATGAAAAAATATTTTGATAATATTATGGATGGGAAAAGTCAAACAATACAAAACCAGACACAAATCCAGACACAAAACCAGACACAAAATAAATTCCAGCAACAAGTCCAATCCCAAGCATATTTTGTTCCTGGAAAAAAACTTGATAAAGTGATATCTGGAAACAATGGATATTTAAATCATATGAAGAATATATTTGATACAACACTCCGCCATACCCCTTCAATGGGGAGAATTCAACCTAATTCAGATTTAGGAACTAAATCAGTACGTTTTGCTCAAGGAGATTTCGATGCTTATGGGAGAAATAGTATAAATCCAAAAACAGGAGAAACACTTATAAAACAGTCTATAATACCAGAATATAATGAACAAAATGAGGTACAAGCGTATGATTCTAAGCCAAGTTCAACTTTTAGTTCTTTTTAAAAAAATTGATTTTTTTATCTACTAGTTTATTTTCTCAGTTAAACTAATATAAAACAAATGTTCACAGATATTAGTTATTCCAGAAATTTAATTTCTAATTTATACGAGGATTGGTTGATCTATAGTAAAAAAAATGAATTAGATTTAAAGTTTAATATAGATCAAATTTGTACAAAAGTAGTACAGGGTGCAACATCTACAATGACACTTAAAGAGTTTTATAACTTGATAACAAATGTATGTGATGATATGTCAAGTTTAAATCCTATGTATTCAAAATTTGCTACTTATGTGTACTATCAAATAACAAATGATTTTATTTCTCAGCCAGAAAATACATTTAGTAAAAAAATTAAGTATATTGATTCAAATCTACCGGGATTTTTAAATTCTCAAGTAGTTGAATTTATCGAATTAAATTCTTTAGAAATTGATCAGATGGTTGGATCTGTTAACCCTTTGCCAGAGTATTTGGATTTGTTCGGATTTAAAACATTAAGTGGATCTTATTTGTTGAAAGTTAATGACAATATAATTGAATCACCAGCAGATATGATTGCACGTGTTGCTATATCAATTCATTGTAGAACTCCAGGACTAGATACCCAAACAATATTTAAATCCATTAAATCAACTTTCACATCAATATATACTGGTTTGTATACACATGCAACACCTACTTTATATAATGCAGGAACTAATCATGAACAAATGTCATCATGTTTTTTACTTGGAACAGAAGATTCATTAGAAGGAATTTTTAAAACATTTACAGATGTTGGAAAAATTTCTAAATGGTCTGGTGGAATTGGAGTTCATATTTCAAATATTAGAGCAAGTGGTTCTCGAATTAGTAAAACTAATGGTGAATCATCAGGAATTATTCCAATGTTAAAATGTTATAATGATATAGCATGTTATATTAATCAAGGAGGTCGAGGAAAAAAAAGACCAGGAGCTGTTGCTGTTTATATAGAACCATGGCATGCTGATATTCAAGAATTTTTAGAACTTAAATTAAATTCTGGTGATGATAAATTAAGAGCCAGAGATTTATTTTTAGCTTTGTGGATTCCTGATCTTTTTATGCGGGAGCTCGAGTCAGGTAATCCTTGGTATCTAATGTGTCCTTCAGAATCACCTGGATTAGCTGATGTTTATGGTGAAGAATTTGATGCACTATATTGGTCTTATGTCAAAGCAGGTAAGTACAGAGAGCAAGTAAATCCTGGAGAACTACTATCAAAAATAACCAAATCATTAGCAGAATCTGGAGTTCCTTATATTCTATTTAAAGATCATATTAATTTGAAATCTAATCAAAAAAATATTGGAACCATTAAATCATCTAATTTATGCAGTGAAATTACTCAGGTTTCTAGCGAATCATCTTATGCTGTATGTAATTTAGCATCAATTGCGGTAAACAAATTTATTAAATTAGATAGTACATATGATTATGATCTATTATCTCAAGTAGCATATGATCTAACATGCAATTTGAATAATATTATTGATTTAAATTTTTATCCTACTCAAGAAACTTCAAAATCAAATCTTTCAACAAGACCAATTGGAATAGGAATTCAAGGAATGGGAGATTTATTATTAAGTTTAAGATTACCATATGATACCCCAGAGGCATGTGAAATTGAGTCAAAGGTAATGGAAACTATATACTGGGGTGCATTAAATGCATCTGCTGATTTAGCTGAAAAGTTTGGACCTTATGAAAGATTTAATGGATCACCATTTTCTCAAGGTATTCTACAATTTGATATGGGTTATGAACTAACACGTGAACTAATGTATCCTTGGGACGATTTAAAAAATAGAATTAAAGTAAGCGGAACACGAAATTCTTTGTTGACATCTTTAATGCCAACTGCTTCAACATCTCAAATACTAGGAAATATGGAATGTTTTGAACCAATTACATCAAATCTTTATTCAAGAAAAACATCAGTAGGTGTATTTAAAATTGTTAATAAATATTTGATTGAAGATTTAACAAAGCTAAATCTTTGGGATGAGTCAATGAAAAATCAGATTATTTTGGCAGGTGGTTCAATTCAATCTATCCCATCTATTCCTGAAAATATTAAATCACTTTATAAAACTGTGTGGGAAATTAAACAAAGAGCAATTATAGATCATGCTTTGGCACGTCAACCATTTGTAGATCAGTCTCAAAGTATGAATCTATACTTTGAAAAGCTTGATGTAGCAAAAGTAAAAAATGCACTTTTCTATGGATGGAAGCATGGGATTAAAACAGGGTGCTATTATATGAAATCACAAGTATCATCAGAAGCAGCAAAAGTTGTTCAGTCAGAGACAGATGTATCTAAAAAAACAGTTACTTGTGATGAGGAAGTATGTACAATGTGTTCTGCTTAGAGAAGATAGTATATATATAATTATTTTATCTAATTTAATAATATAATGTATTTATTTCATGGTACAAATTTAAAAAATTTAAAATCAATTCTTGAAGATTATTACTTAAAATCATCAGCATTATTATTAGAAGAAGGTCATTCAAAAACAATATTAAATGAAGGATCTAGTATATATAAAGAAAATAATTTTGTTTATTTTTCATGTTGTGAAAAGCTATTTGATAAAAGAATATTAAATCCAATTATATTATATTTTGATTCAAAACTATTATATGACAAAACATTTTATGTTTCAACAGTCCATTCACCAGCTCCCGAGTATTTAGGTGAATGGAGGACATCAAGTGAAAGTGACATGCAATATAAAAGAAAATATAAAAAACACTACAAATTATATAATTTAGTCTTGCAAAAATTATATGATAATAGTATAGGAAAAATAAAAGGTGGAAAAGCATTTCAAGTTTTTCAACAAATAGCAATAAAATCTAAAATTAGTTTAGATAATCTTATTGCAATAGAATTTAAAATTACAAAAAATAATAAAATAAATAAAATTATTGATTATATTAACACATATTATCCCCATATAATAATTAAATATATTTAGAAATAGAATCATTAACACTTTGATAAATATAATCTTTCTCTTGCTCAGTAGTATTTACATTAAAAATTTTTTCTGCAGGATATTTAATTTTTTTAAGATATTTTATATGAAATTTTCTTAATTGATTTGCATACGTTCTTATATATTCCATAACTGAGTACTTTAAATTAATTATTTTATTAATAGATTTTTCTACAAGTTCAGCTAGTCCAGATTTTTTATTTCTTAAATATAGTTCAAAAAACCATAAAGTCCAAGCTAAACAGAATCCACCTATATCTCCTGTCTTTGTTTCCATTGGGTTTGTTTCATTTGATAACATTTGAAATGAATTTGTTACCAAGTAATCTGATGGTGACCAGTATTTATACCCAAGCGGTTTTAAAATTTTTTTACATTTTGCATCTAACTCTTTTAATGCTATCTTTGCAGTTTGTCCATATGGTTCAAAATGAATAATTTCACGCTTAGTTTTATTAATTATTAAACAATTTGCATGATCAACTTGTTGATTTATAATAGTTACAAATAAAAATATAATAGGTTCAGATGAGTCTGCAATTAATTTAGCAAGATTAGTTGGAATTACATAATTATCCTTATCATGCCAAAATATAGATAAACCAGATAAGTTTGGATACTTGGTTGTCACCCCAGTATAAAAATTTATTATTTTTCCAATAGATTGATTAGTTATTTTAACATCCAATTCTGTTTTTGGTAGAACACCAATAGAATACTTTTCTAAAAAATAT